GTAGAAGATTTAAACTCTGGATTGAAAGACACTGTGAAAGCAGTAGCAGAAGAGTTAGAAGTAAAACCAGCACTGATCAACAAAGCAATTAGAATTGCTCACAAAGGTGAATGGCACAAATATTCAGACGATTTTGATTCATTAGAAAATTTAATTATCGCAGTTGGCAAAGACAAATAAAATAATCGGTTATTTTAAAGAATCATACCAGCAAGACAGACTTTGTTTCTGGCTTGAGATGATTATGACATTTGTGAATATAATAGCAAGTTTAACCTTGGCACTTAATGCCGCTGATCCAGATATGAGATACGTATATCCTTTCTTTTTGGTAGGATCAGCATTGGCAGTTTTTACTTTCCATAGAAGAAAAATGATATGGCCCACAATGCTTGTGAGTTATTTCTTTTGTGCAAACGCATTAGGTTTTGGTATAGCAATGAGGTGGTGGTAATGAAGTATATGGTTGACATTGACAATACAATTTGTTACAATGAAAACAGTAACTATGAGGACAGTAAACCAGACCATGTTCGAATAGCAAAACTAAACGAACTGTTTGATAAAGGACATGAAATACATTATTGGACAGCACGAGGTGGTAATTCAGGAATAGACTGGACTGAACTAACACATAAACAATTAAAGGAATGGAATGCAAAACACACATCCATTACAATGAAAAAACCAGTTTATGATGTTTGGATAGATGATAGAGCCATTAATGCAACAGACTTTTTTGGCGGATATGAATTAAGGAGCAAAGATGAAGGGATTTAAAATACCACAAGTTACATTTAGAGTTAGAGAAGGAGATATTGCACCCGACGGCGGATGTAATTTCGATGAAGGATGTTGGGTAGACAAAACAACTAATGATTACTTCTCTGGAAAAAGAGTGGTATTATTCAGTTTGCCTGGAGCATTCACACCAACTTGTACATCAAAACAATTACCTGGTTTTGAAAAGAATGCAGAAAAAATTAAAAGTATGGGCATTGACGACATTTACTGTTGTTCTGTAAACGATTCATTTGTAATGAATGCATGGGCAGATTCAGTAGGTTTAAAAAGTGTTAAGGTTATAGCAGATGGTTCAGCAAACTTAACAAGATTTATGGGTATGCTAATAGGAAAAAATCATTTAGGGTTTGGTATGAGATCTTGGAGATACATGGCAGTAATCAATGACGGTGTTGTAGAAGCATGGTGGCAAGAGCCAGGCATCAACAATGATGGTCAAGATGATGATCCTTATATTGAATCCACACCAGAAAAAATGTTACACTACTTACTAACGCAAAAAACAACAACGGTTGCAGAGATGAACACAATGGTTGGTGTTGACATAGGAGCAAATGACAACTACACTCAGTAAAAAGAAACTGATAAAAGTTCTGTCAGGAGAACAACATAGATTGGAAAAACAATTACAAGAATGGCAGGATTTAGCAGATTGTATAAGAAGTGATCAAGTTCCTGCTTCAGATGTTGCAAAGTTTTTTCAGAACAAAAATTTTTATACTTGGTATAAAAAGAAATATTTAAGATAATGAGAATAGATCATAACATACATTTAGATTATTCAGACGTATTATTACATCCTAAAAGATCAACATTAAATTCAAGACGTGATGTTGACATATTAAGGAAATTTAAATTTAGAAACAGTGGTAAAGAATTATCATATGTTCCCATTGTAGCATCTAACATGGATGGCGTAGGAACTTTCGCTATGGCAAGAGTGCTACAAGAATACAAAATGCTTACAGTAATTAGAAAGCATTATACTCTAGATGATTGGAAACAAGCCGCAGGCACAGGACTAAAATTTAAATATGTTTCTGCCTGTGTAGGCACTGGAGCAATATGGAACAAAGATGCTACAGATTATCAAACATTAAAACAAGTGATGTCTGCGTTTCCTGATATCCCTTGTATAACAATTGATGTTGCGAATGCTTATCATGAATCATTTGTGGACTTTGTTACAACAATAAGAGAGGAGTATCCAGAAAAAGTTATCATTGCTGGTAATGTTGTTACTCCAAACATGACTGAAGAATTAATTATAAAAGGTGCTGACATTGTGAAAGTTGGTATAGGTCCAGGCAGTGTGTGTACAACAAGAACACAAACAGGAGTTGGTGTACCACAGTTTTCAGCAATTATGGAATGTTCAGATGCCGCAAATGGTGTTGGTGGACACATTATTGCAGATGGTGGTTGTACTCAACCAGGAGATGTTTCTAAAGCATTAGGTGGTGGTGCACATTTTGTAATGCTAGGCGGTATGTTAGCAGGACATGACGAATCAGAATTAGAGTTAAAAGATGGTAAAAGAGTTTTTTACGGTATGGCATCACAGTCAGCATTGGACACACACGGACAAAGAAAAGACGGATACCGAGGCGTAGAAGGCAAAACAGTTACATTAGATGATAAAGGACCTGTTAAAGATACTGTTGAACAAATATTAGGTGGAGTAAGAAGCACTTGCACATACATCGGTGCAAGACGTATAAAAGATATGCCTAAGGCGGCTCACTTTGTAAGAGTGAATAATGTAATCAATAGAGTATTTGACAAGTATGAATCACGTTAAGTTTAATTCAAGAGCAGGTGTAATGCACAAATACACCTTCCCAAGTTTTTCTGCACTCGAAGAATTTTTTCTAAATAATATACAAAAGTTCAAAGGTTGCAAATCAAAAGTAATAGGCAAAACATTATTAGTATGGAAAAAGTAAAAACAGGCAACACATTAAAATGGCTGGCAACAGCAGTGTTAATAGTAGGCACATTCGTAAACGCAGGATTTCCTGAGTTATATCCTATAGGTCCTTTGCTTTTGGCATCTGGAGGCATAGTTTGGTTAATAGTTTCTTTCTTATGGAAAGAACCGGCACTCATTGTCACAAATTTAGTATTGACAGCAATGGGTTTCGGAGGTATACTGTTATATTATATAAAGTAAGGTTTAATCAGCCACAAGTGATAATTGGTATTTTGTCAGCCACAAATGACATTAGGAGAATAAATGAGTTACATAGATGGTTTTTTCGATAGAAATGCAGACACAATAAGAGTTGTTGAGCGAAAAGACGGCAAAAGAGTTTTCAAAGAGTTTCCTGTTAGATACACATTTTACTACGAAGATGGAAAAGGAAAATATAAAAGCACAACAGGTAAACCACTTCATAGAGTAGTTTGCAAAAATACAAAAGATTTTCATAAAGAATTAGCAATTAATAGAAACAAAACATTGTTCGAATCTGATATCAATCCTGTGTATCAGTGTTTAAGCACAAATTATATCAATCAAGATGCTCCAGATTTAAAAATTGCATTCTTTGATATTGAATCAGACTTTGATCCTGAAAAAGGATTCAGTTTGCCTAGTGATCCTTTCATGCCGATCACTGCTATATCTGTAAGTTTACAATGGATGAATTCGCTAGTTACACTTGCTGTTCCGCCAAAAGGCATGAGTGTTACCCAAGCAAAACATCTAGTTGAGGGTTTTGAAAACGTTTTTATTTGTGAGACAGAAGTAGATATGCTCACACAGTTTTTGAATCTTATTGAAGATGTAGACGTGTTGAGTGGTTGGAATTCAGAAGGTTATGACTTACCATACATCATAAACAGAATTAAAAAAGTAATGAGCAAAGATGACACAAGACGTCTGTGTTTGTGGAAACAACTTCCAAAGAAAAGAACATTTGAAAGATATGGTCGTGAACAAGAAACTTATGACCTAGTTGGACGTGTTCATGTAGACAGTTTAGAACTTTATAGGAAATACACATATGAAGAAAGACACAGTTATAGACTAGATGCTATCGGCGAACATGAATTAGGTGAAAAGAAAACTGTGTATGAAGGATCATTAGATCAACTTTATAACCAAGACTTCAGAAAGTTTATTGAGTACAACAGACAAGACGTTGCACTTCTAGATAAACTGGACAAAAAATTAAAATTTATTGATTTGACAAATGAATTAGCACACGCAAACACTGTACTTCTACAAACAACACTAGGTGCAGTTGCAGTTACAGAACAAGCAATTATAAATGAAGCACACAGACGAGGACTTCAAGTCCCTAATAGACCTAAAAGAGATATGGCTGGCACTACAACTGCCGCAGGTGCCTATGTGGCATTTCCTAAAAAAGGTTATCACAACTGGATAGGATCTATGGACTTGAATTCACTGTATCCTTCTGTGATTAGAGCACTTAACATGGCTCCTGAATGTGTGATTGGTCAGTTGAGACCTTTAGACACTGACGCAATGGTTGAAGAACAAATGACACTTCAGAAAAAGTCATTTGCAGGTGCATGGGAAAACCGTTTTGGTTCTATTGAATATGAATATGTTATGCAACAAAGACGTGACGCTGTTGTTACAATTGATTGGGAGGATGGAACTTCAGAAAGTAAAAGTGGTGCTGAAGTTTACAAAATGATTTTCGACAGTAACAATCCACTGATATTGAGTGCTAATGGTACAATCTTTACAAGTGAATTTGAAGGTGTAATACCTGGACTACTAAAACGTTGGTACACTGAAAGACAAGATATGCAAGGCATGAAGAAAAAAGCCGTTAAAGCAGACAATAAGGCAGAAGAAGAATTTTGGGACAAAAGACAACTTGTTAAAAAGATTAATCTAAACAGTTTGTATGGTGCAATACTAAATCCTGGATGTAGATTTTTTGATAAACGTATCGGACAATCCACAACACTAACAGGAAGACAGATTGCAAAACACATGGCAAGTAAAGTTAATGAAGTAATAACAGGCGAATATGACCATGTAGGCAAAGCAATAATATATGGTGATACAGATTCAGCATACTTTTCAGCATATGA